AAACGGAAAATTTCCATTTTTTGATCTTCAGTCAATTCTTGGGGTAGGTCTTTAGCGTCATTCTTAGCACACCAAATCCGGTTTGATAGATTGTCATTCATAATTAAGCCCCTTTTTTACATTTATGACACAAGCCGAAGCCGTGGCCGGTTGAGAAATACCTATAACCTATTGCGTATTGATAGCGATAGGCCGTAGATTTTTTAAAGTAATATTGCGGGCCTTTAAACCCGCATTTTTCGCAAGTGGTAAGAATCATTTTTATACCCTTTCAGTTTGTGTAATGTGGAAAACATAAGCGGATTGTGGTTTAACGACTTCTTGGCCGGTTTTATCGGTATATCTGATCCATGTAATAACCTTGACCCCCTTTTCACCTTTTTTTACTTGCCGGCCTATTGCTTGCCATGCTTTATAGGTTAGGACATTTTCACGGGGAATAATCTCGCTAGAAGGAATACCTCTAGCCATAAAGCCCGCAAATATCGCCTGATAGTTAAGCCCGCTAGTATTGCCTCTAGCACGGGATAAAGCCTCTTGTGCGTGTATATTGTTCATTGTGTCTAGTCCTCTGTTAGTGTTTGACAAATAACCCCTTGCGGGGTTTTCGGGTATTAAACCCTCATCAGTTTGCCTATGCTCTATTGGGTTGCCCTAATTGCTCCATCCGATCATTAAAAGCCCGTTTTAATATTGCTAAATCCGGCTCAATATCGGCTCTGAGGGTTGGTGTATATGGTGTATTGAGATAAGCTCTAACCATGTGGTCAAAATTCCTATATGCGGTGTAATAACTTGTAATTGCGTCAATATCAATCCATTTGCTAGAATTGACCATTCCGTCATTTGCTAGCATTTCAAAATGCTCTCCGCATACATAACCCCTAAAGGGTTTATCCCCATTGTGACCGGTGATATACCATTGTGACGGGATGTTTTCTTGCTCTCCGGATTTGCAAGAAAAGCAATAAGCCTTGTAATTTAATTTCATAATCTAGCCCTTTCGGTTAAATGGTTTGACTGCGATATCCTTACGGATATTTCGGCTCATAAAGCCATCATCAGGCAGTCTGAAAGCCCGTTAGTTTTTCTTGCAAAAAGTCTAAATTAAACCAATGCCCTTTATCTGTAAGTATCAAGTATGTTCCGGCACTAGAAGTCTGATAACAATATTTTCCTTCCCTCTCTGAATACCATATAGGGTTATAATCAATTCCCCATATAGACTTCAGCACTTGAGAGAGTTTTTCGGCTCTCCGGTGGTTTACTTCAATATTGTCTGTATCCTTCTGTAATTCAATCCATACTTCATCTACTGTATCGTCATCTATTACCAACATTGTCTAGCCCTTTCATGGTTTGACTAATTAAAAAAATACTACTTACTGCCCTTGTAGTATTTCACGGGTTTACCTATAAATTCTTGATCTAGGTCAAGAAAATCAAAAATAATTTTTCACAATGTGAGATAGTTTAGGTTTTTATACTGTGGATTTATACAGTCCTGTGCATATATACAGTAATTATGGTATTGTCTATCCATGTTCTGATGATGTATCCATTATGTATATATGAGAATCCCAAGATTAAGTAAAAAGCAAATCAATGAGGCCTTAGATCAAGCCCCTATGTATGAGCTATTGAATGTTAATAAATCAGCACTCACAAGTAAGCAATTCAAATACTGTGAGGGTTTAGCACGGGGAGAGACTAAAGCCGGTGCGTATCGGAAAGCATATAACAGTAAGGGCAATAGTCGGACAATAGCAAAGCGAGGGCATGAGATGAGCAAGCGAGGGGATATTCAGGCTACAACGGAAGCGATTAAGTTAGCGATTGAGTGGGAGAAATCGCATACAGCAGGACAAATAAGAGCATTAGTAGCTCATAGATTGACAGTAGAAGCCATTGCTGAGGAATCTAACCCATCAGTCAGGGTAAACGCACTCAAGGCACTAGGCACAATCGCTGGTGTGGACTCTTTCATTCACAGATCAGAGACTAAGGTCGTGAAGGATAGCGACAAGGCCAAAGATGATCTATTGGCCATGCTTAAAAATGCCCTCGAGGATAATTCGCGAACCATTGATGAGGACTTAGATATTCAAAACCTTATGCGGGAAATAGAAGGACAGGGACTTGGCGATTCTAGCGGGCAGATCAGCGACCCCCATACCCCCCTTTTGGAGAGTAGGAGTCCCTTAGAGACATTGCATACTATTCCAGACATACAATCACCATCCGAAAGCACCCCCCCTGAAGACAATGAAAATAAAGATGAATAAAATCAATAGCTTACATCTGTTAATATTAACAGATACAGAAACACCCCCCTATGTTGTTTTTTTACAACAGGGGTGGGGGGTATATTTTTATGAGAAATATTAAGGATGTGAAGTATGAGCTGGACTGGGCTATAGGAAGACTAGAGCAGTACGCTAGGCTAGTAGAGTTCCTAAGCCACGAGCATAGTTGTTTGATTAAGGAGCAGAAGGACCAAGAGAAACTAGCTGAAATTGAGGCTAAACAGCTAATTGAGAGGATGATGAAATGATTGAATCTATTGTAAAACCCCAACCCCTAGATAATGACGTAGCGGTGATTAAGATCCTACAGTTAATGGGACAGCTATCCGTATCCGATATCCGGTATGTGTTAGAAGTGTGTTCCCGTATCTATGGAGTAGTACAGCACCAAGACCGAGTTGCGTCTGCGCATTGGGTAGCGGGCGAAGAGGCGGGGAGTGACCGCAACTGGGAAAGCCACCTATGAACCGCGATTTAGTCCTAGCCGTCCTTGGCATGGCGATTATCTGGTTAACCCTAAATATCCTTTTATGACAGAAAAGCAACAATACGTCTATGAGGTAATTGAGACCTATTGGCTCAAACGGGGATACGCGCCCTCGATTCAGAACATTATGGATATCACCGGCGATAAGTCCAAGGCTAATATCCAAAGGATTATCGTTAGGCTGTGTGAGCTGGGACACTGTAAGAGAATTCCTCGAACTGCCCGGTCCGTCCGCCCCGCATACATTAAATTAAAGCGTCCTAATGAATCTGACCGAGCTAGTTAAGAAACTAGACCCTGCCCAGCAAGCTGCCTTTATGGAGGCGGCGGAGGTGTATTTAAATTCTAAAAAGCGCGAAAAAGCGACCACTGACTTTATGGCGTTTGTTCATGAAATGTGGCCGGGATTTATTAACGGCGCCCACCATAAGGTGATGGCCAAGAAGTTTGAGGAGATAGCCAGTGGGAAAATTAAAAGACTTATTATTAATATGCCTCCACGACATACCAAGTCTGAGTTTGCTTCTTATATGCTTCCTGCTTGGTTCTTGGGGCGTTTCCCTAATAAGAAAATTATTCAGTGTAGTAACACTGCTGAACTGGCAGTAGGCTTTGGACGAAAAGTCCGTAACTTAGTAGGAAGCGAACAATATGCGAAAGTATTCCCAGATGTCTCTCTTCGGTCAGATAGCAAAGCTGCTGGTCGCTGGTCTACTAGCGGTAACGGCGAGTATTTTGCTATTGGTGTTGGCGGTACCGTTACAGGTAAGGGCGCGGATCTACTCATCATCGACGACCCGCATTCTGAACAGGAAGCTGCGATTGCGGCCACGAATCCCGAAGTTTACGATAAAGTATACGAATGGTACTCCTCAGGTCCACGTCAGCGACTCCAGCCGGGCGGAGCGATTGTAGTCGTTATGACCCGCTGGGCTAAGAAAGACTTAACCGGCAGGATTATTAAATCGTCAATCGAGAAAGACGGTGACGTTTGGGAGCAGATTGACTTTCCGGCGATTCTCCCTTCGGGCCGCGCATTATGGCCAGAGTTTTGGGATTTAAAAGAACTGGAAGTTCTTCGGGAGGAATTGCCAATTTCTAAGTGGCAGGCACAGTATCAACAACAACCCACCTCCGAAGAGGGCGCGTTAGTCAAACGCGAGTGGTGGAAAGTTTGGGATCAAGAGTATCCTCCTCAATGTGATTTTATTATCCAGTCTTGGGATACTGCCTTTACTAAGAATGAGCGCTCAGACTACTCAGCCTGCACGACTTGGGGCGTTTTCTATAAAGACGAGAACGAAAATGATCCCAACATTATCTTGATTGATGCCTATAAAGCGCGCTTAGAGTTTCCAGAGCTAAAGGAAAAAGCGTTTGAAATGTACAAAGAGTTCCAGCCAGATGCGTTTATTGTGGAAGGAAAGGCATCAGGATTGCCGTTAATCGGAGAATTAAGACGCATGGGTATTCCTGTATCCGAGTTTACCCCAACCCGAGGAAATGATAAGATAGCCCGATTGAATTCAGTAACAGACTTGTTTGCGTCTGGCAAGGTTTGGGCGCCTGAGAAAAGATGGGCGGAAGAGGTTATCGAAGAGATGGCTTCTTTCCCTAATTCCGATCACGACGACTTAGTGGACTCATCCACGCAAGCGCTTATTCGCTTTAGACAGGGCGGATTCATTAGACTTCCATCCGATGAACCCGACGAACCGCAGTATTTTAAATCCCGACGTAATGCTGGATATTATTAAGGAAGCAAATGAATCAAGAATTGTTAGAAAACAATTTTGTAGTAATAAATGATTTTATTAATGAAGATAGGGCAAAAGAGCTATATCAAGAATTTAAGGAAATTTATAAAACTCATGAAAGTATGTTTCGCCATACAACAAGCGCTAAAGATTCAAAAGGGATGTATGGACCATTAATTTTTATGGAAATTTTAATGGAAAAAATTGGGTTTATGGCAGATTTTTTAAAAGAACCAGTTTTCCCAACGTATGCATATGGAAGGTTTTATAGCAAAGATAATGATTTGATAAAACATACAGATAGACCGGCTTGTGAAATTAGCGTCACTTTAAATTTAAATGGCGATAAAGAATGGCCTATTTGGTTTACCAAACCAGATAATACAGCTGTACCAGTAACTTTGAAGCCCGGACAAGCAGCAATTTATTTAGGAATGAAGTCTGTGCATTGGAGAGAGAAGTATGAAGGTGAAGAATATACGCAAGTTTTTTTGCATTATGTAAAAGCAAAAGGCGAAAACCGTTGGGCAATTTTTGATATAAACAAAAAACAGGAACAAAATTATGGCAATTGATAAAGCTCTCTACCAAGCCCCAGAAGGGATTGATGCTCTAGCGGAAAAAGAACTACCGCTTGAGATTGAAATAGTGAGCGTTGAGGAAGGCGGGGACTTTATGGATCCGCTGACCCCAGAAGGCGAAAAAAACGACGATTTTTACGCAAATATTGCAGAAGAAATGGATGATCGCGTCTTAGCTACGATGGCAAGCGATTTAATTTCTGATTTTGAATCCGATATTGGCTCAAGAAAAGACTGGATCCAGACTTATGTGGATGGTTTAGAACTGCTTGGTCTTAAAATTGAAGAAAGAAGTGAGCCATGGGAAGGCGCTTGTGGCGTTTACCATCCACTTTTGAGCGAAGCACTGGTTAAATTCCAGTCCGAAACCATGATGTCCATCTTCCCAGCATCAGGTCCAGTTAAAACCCACGTGATTGGCAAAGAAACACCAGATAAAAAGGCTGCGGCAGAGCGAGTTCAAGAAGATATGAACTTTGAACTGACCGAAGTCATGCAAGAATACCGTCCAGAAATGGAAAGAATGCTTTGGGGCTTGGGTTTAGCTGGTAATGCGTTCAAAAAAGTGTACGAAGATGAGCAACTTGGACGCCAAGTCTCTATGTATGTACCTGCAGAAGATATGGTTGTGCCTTATGGCGCATCTAGCCTTGAATCTGCTGACCGTATTACCCATGTTATGCGCAAAACCGAGAATGAATTGCGCGCCCTACAGGTTGCAGGGTTCTACCGCGATGTAGATCTAGGAGATCCAGTCAATGCCCTAGACGAAGTAGAGAAAAAGATTGCAGAAAAGCTAGGATTCCGCGCTACTTCTGATGATCGTTACAAAATTTTAGAAATGCACGTCAACCTAGACTTAGAAGGTTACGAGCATACCGACGCAGAAGGCGAAGCTACTGGAATTGCTTTGCCCTACATTGTCACAATTGAAAAAGGCACAAGCACGGTGTTGTCTATCCGTCGTAACTGGGAGCCAGAAGATGAAAGACACAAAAAACTCCAGCATTTTGTCCACTATGGGTATATTCCCGGCTTTGGTTTTTATAACTTTGGCCTCATCCACCTTATTGGCGCTTACGCTAAGTCTGGCACTTCCATCATACGTCAGTTGGTCGATGCAGGATCCCTTGCGAATCTGCCGGGTGGCTTTAAGACCCGTGGCTTGCGCGTCAAAGGAGACGACACCCCGATTGCCCCCGGAGAGTTCCGCGATGTTGATGTTCCGTCCGGAGTCATGCGCGACAACATCATGCCTCTCCCCTACAAGGAACCCAGCCAAGTATTAATGGCGTTGTTAAACCAGATCGTAGAAGAAGGTCGTCGTTTTGCTAACACAGCCGACTTACAAGTTTCTGATATGTCTGCTGCCGCGCCCGTCGGCACAACGCTGGCTATTTTGGAGCGCACCTTAAAAGTCATGTCTGCGGTACAAGCCCGCATTCATTACAGCCTAAAACAAGAATTAAAGCTATTAAAGAAAATTATTGGACGGAATGCTCCACTAGATTATGACTATGAGCCAGAAGAAGGCAGTCGTAAAGCCAAGAAAGCGGACTATCACAATGTAGACGTTATCCCTGTCAGCGATCCTAATGCATCTACGATGGCGCAGAAGATTGTTCAGTATCAGGCTGTAATGCAATTGGCTATGCAGTCTCCAACACTCTTTAATATGCCTTTGCTTTATCGTCAAATGATTGATGTGCTAGGAATTAAGAATGGCGCCAAGCTAATTCCATTGCCTGAGGATATGAAACCAAAAGATCCTGTCACAGAGAATCAGGATATTTTGATGATGAAGCCAGCAAAGGCTTTCCAATACCAAGATCATACGGCTCACATCACAGTCCATATGTCTGCAATGAAAGATCCTAAGATTATGCAGTTGCTGCAGGGCAACCCGATGGCACAGCAGTTACAAGCCGCAATGATGGCTCACATTAACGAACACCTTGGATTCCAGTATCGCGTTGAGATTGAAAAGCAGCTCGGTATGTCCTTGCCACCTCAACAAGACGAGTCTGGCGAAGATGTTCACATGGATCCAGAAGTCGAAGCCCGCCTTGCCCCATTGTTGGCGCAGGCTTCACAGCGTTTGTTACAGCAAAACCAACAGCAGGTTGCAGCGCAGCAAGCACAGCAGCAGGCTCAAGATCCGCTTGTCCAGTTACAACAACAAGATATGCAGATCAAGATGGCAGAGCAAAAACGAAAAACTCAAAAAGATCAAAACGATTTAATGATCGAACAAGAGCGTATCAAAGTAGAACGCGCCCGTATTGCCTCACAAGTGGCTATGGACGCAGCAAAATCTCAAGCACAAATGGAAACTTCCGAAACAGTTGAGAAGATGAAGATGGGTGTAGATCTTGTGAAGCACATCTCTGAAAAAGATAAGGCACATCAGTTACAGAACAAACAGCTGATAACTAATGTTGCATTGCAAAAAAGCAGAGAGCAACATGAATCACAAATGAAACAAATGGAGCCAAAACAGAAAGGTGAATGATGGACGCTTTTGAAGTTTTAGTCACAGAACTAGACAACAAGGCAGCACAACTTAAAGAATGGATGTCAGCCGGAAACGCACAGTCGTTTGAAAGCTACCAAAAAATTTGCGGGGAGATACAAGGTCTTCTCTTTGCAAAGCAGTACGCATTAGACCTCAAACACAGAATGGAACATTCCGACGATGAATGATTTAAATTTAGCACAAGCAGTAGATTTATCAGCAGTACTCGACAAGAGCCAAGAGGAAAAAGCCAGTCAACTTCCAAAACCCCAAGGTTATCGCATTCTTTGCGCCATTCCTGAAGCGGAAAAAGAATTTGACAGCGGCTTAGCCAAAGCAGACGTCACCATTAAAAATGACGAAATTCTAACAACAGTCCTATTTGTAGTATCGCTAGGACCTGATTGCTATGCAGATAAAGAGCGTTTCCCAACCGGACCTTGGTGCAAACAGGGCGATTTTATCCTTGTACGCCCCAATGCTGGAACACGCCTAGTAATCCACGGCAGAGAATTCCGCATTATTAATGATGATTCCGTTGAGGCAATTGTGGACGATCCACGCGGAATTACCCGCAAATTTATTTAAGGAGCCAAACGATGGCAGAACTACAGCAAGAGGAATATAAATTTCCCGATGAGCAGCAAACTCCACCAGCAGAAATGGCAGAAGATACCATTGATATTGAAGTGGAAGATGATACCCCTGAAGAAGATCGCGGCAGATTCCCTGCCAGCCCTGAAACCATCAAAAAGATAGAAGTCGAAACCGATGAGTTAGACCAATATAGCGCTGATGCAAAGAAGAAGATTATTACCATGAAGCGCATTTATCACGACGAACGTCGTCGTGCTGAAGCCGCAGAACGGGAACGCGAAGCAGCGATTCAGGCTACTAAAAAGCTATTAGAAGAAAACAAACGTATCAAACAAATGCTGACAACGGGTGAGCAGGAGTATGTTACGGCTGTTAAGAACACCTCAGAAATGCAACTGGAAATGGCCAAAAAAGCCTATAAAGAAGCATATGACTTAGGAGATTCTGATAAGTTAGCAGAAGCCCAACAAAAGATGGTACAAGCCAGCCTTGAATTGGACAAAGCAAAGAATTTTAAGCTACCTACTTTACAAGAAGATAACTTTGATGTAAAAATACAACAAAATGATCCAGTAGCGCCACGCCCAGACGACAGAGTTATGGAATGGCAGGCTGAAAATCCTTGGTTTGGTCAAGACGAAGAAATGACCGCATCAGCATTAGGGCTACACGAAAAGCTCAAGCGTCAAGGAGTAAAGATTGGATCTGAAGAGTATTACGCGCAATTGGACAAAACAATGCGTAAACGTTTTCCAGAAGCTTTTGAGAAAGAAGCGGAAGAAGAAGCAGAGCCAAAGGACGAGCCTAAAGCAAAGCCCAAAACTATTGTTGCTCCGGCCACTAGGTCGACGGCCCCTAAAAAGGTCAAGCTAACTACTACACAAGTAGCCCTAGCTAAAA